CGCCCAAAGTCATGGTGATTGGAGAAGAATATAAAAACAAGACAGTTGTGGGTAGACAACACTGCTCTGATGTGGTATTCTTCCCAAAGGTAGAAGATTTTTCTACCACCAATCTCATATCTCGTTTCAGAGAGGCTGCAAAATGAAACTCCTAAAACTACAAGACATGACTCGTGGTTGGTTGATTGGAGATTTTGAACCGTCCATTCTTCGAACAAAGGGGTTTGAGATTGGTGTTCTTACCCATAAAAAGGGAGAGGTGTGGGCAGAACACTATCACAAGATAGCAACCGAATACAATGTTCTTCTGAAGGGCAAGATGGCCCTGAACCACACTACGATAGTTGAAGGAGACATATTCATAATAGAACCAAATGAGCCTGCTCTTCCAGAGTTCTTGGAAGACTGCACAGTTCTTTGTGTCAAGGTTCCGTCCGTGATAGGTGATAAGTATTCAGTAGCAAGACAAGGAGAGTGATATGAAAATAGTCATGCCTATGGCTGGTATGGGTTCTCGTTTCAAGGTTGATGGTTATGATATTCCTAAACCACTAATCAAGGTTAATGACATGACTTTGGTTGAGCACTCTGTCACCTCCTTGAACATTGATGGAGACTACATTTTCATCACTAGAAAGTTTGATGATGAAAAGCACAACGAAGAGTTGAGCAGGCTACTAAAGAAGTTGAAGCCTAATTCTGTGGAAATCAGAATAGACAAGCCAACACGAGGAGCAGCCGAAACTGCCATGTTTGCTCGTACACTTATCAACAACGATGACGAACTCATCATCACTAATTGTGACCAAATTCTAAAGTGGAACTCTGATGCTTTCTTGGAGTCCACCCGAAAAACGGGTCTTGATGGGTCTATTCTTTTGTTTTTCTCTACAGACCCAAAGAACAGTTTTGCAAAGGTTGATGATAATGGTATAGTCACGGATGTTGTGGAAAAGAAAGTGATAAGCACAGACGGACTTGTTGGACTTCACTATTGGAGAAGAGGTTCAGATTTTGTTCGTTCTGCTGACAGGCTGATGGAAACCTTTGAGGCAGAGGGAAAAAAGGAGTGCTACATCTCGGAAACCTACAACTACATGATACAAGACGGAATGAAGATTGCTGGCATTAGAATTCCAAGTAATCAGTTCATTGCGTTGGGAACACCAAAAGACCTGTCTCTGTATCTTGGAAAACTAAAAGAATTCTACACAGAAAAGCCAAAGACCATCTTCTGCGACATTGACGGAACTATTTTGAAACACATCCATAGATTTAGTGACTTGATTAACAACGAGCCAATAGCACTTCCTGATGTAATCAAGAAAATCAATGAGTGGGACTCACAGGGTCATAGGATTGTTTTGTGTACTGCTCGTAAAGAGTCTGCCAGAAAGATGACGGAAGAGCATCTAAACAGTCTTGGACTGTGTTGGGATGTTTTGCTCATGGGAATGACTAGTGGTTGTAGGGTGCTTATAAACGATAAACTGAATCAGCAAGACGAAGACCGAGCCAAGTCAGTTAATGTGATAACCGATGCAGGGTTTGGAAGTATAGAATGGAGCAAGTATGGGCTATAAAGAAATAAATTCCAAGTTCGCAGAAGCCATGAGTTACAATGGTCTTGTGGCACAAAGACTGTTACATATTTTGGATTTGGTTGATTTTTCAAAAATCAATACCATTTTGGATATTGGTTCGTGGCATTTAAATCAGAGTTTGGAGTTCATGCACATTTTTCCAACAGCACGGGTTCATGCGTTTGAACCCAATCCACAATCTGCTCATATGTGCAGGCAAAAAGTATGTTTGAATATGTTATTTCTACAGCAGACCGAAAAATGAACACATCAGGAAATACAGTTCTAATTCGCGGTGGTATTGCGTTTGATAAGCGTCCTACTCCATTCATAACACAAACCATACCAAACATGAGAAAGTGGTTTGATGGAGAACTTGTGGTTTGCACATGGAAAGGTCAGGAGCAACACATACAGGGATTGGAAAAGTTAATAGACAAGGTTGTTTTCGTGGACGACCCTGGGTTAGGATTCATACAATCATTCAACAGACAACTGGTGTCCTACAAAGAGGGACTGAAGCATTGTAGCGGTGATTTGGTAATGGTATGCCGAGCAGACTTTGATGTTTTGCAAAATCCATTTGGTTTGTGGGACACCATTCCACAACAGAATAATAGTCTTATGAGAGTGTTTGAAAACAGGGTGATTGCTGGAAACATGATGACCATCCATCCTCAAAAAACAGATTCACAAACATCATTTTTTAGAGTATCTGATTGGTTGCAAATTGGAAAGAAAACAGACCTCCAAAAATGGGCAGGAATTTTAAATACAGCAAAATCTCTTTATAAGCAAGCAACAGGAATGGACAGCATAGATACACATGAGTACAAGACGGAAAGTTATGGTAGTGAACAAGTGTGGATGATTAGTTTGATTCATCAGTATCTCGCAAAAGAGATAACACTACAAAACTACACCACTTTTCCTATAGAACTTGTGTGGGCTGCTATCGTGAACAATTTTTACATTATGAATACTCGGTCAACTCTACACGCACACAACTTAAATTGGGATTTCCAACCAGAGTTTCATCCGTGGTATATGACCGAACAGGAATACAAAACTGTGTTTAGTGCATTCTACGGAAACCAATAAAATGAAAACAAAAGACTTCTTATTTTTGAACCATCACGGAATTCCAAATTCCACTTATATTTTTGATTGCTTTTCAAAGCGTGGTTACGATTGTGATATGGTGGACGAAACAAACATCATAGAGTTTATCAATCGTGGAATTGATTGCAAGTATCGTGCTGTTGTTCTGTATCTCCACTACCCTCAAACAATTCCAGTCACGGATTATATCATCAGTAACTTCTGTAGAGACTCTGTGCTTATTCAGCACGACGATACAGACTTTGAAGATGTCCAAGTGTGGAGCAACAGACCACCAGATTTGGTGATGCAGAGAGAGTATACCGTTGATACAAAAAATCCTAGACCGTGTGCTGTAGCCCCGTTTCACTTTCCTTGGCCCAGTGCAAAAATGGAAGGCATCAACGAGCGTCCGTATGATGTTTCATTTATAGCCAACATGACTAACTCTCGTAGGATTCCGTTTGTTCACAAGTTGAAAGAACTTATGACAGGAAATCTGAAACATCTGAATTGGTATGTTAATGTTGAGCCACATCCAAACACCCCTCTGCCGTGGTACGACAAAAACCTGTTTGGTGAGAAAACAAAGAATTTCAAAGAAATAGTCAACATGAGCAAAGTGGGATTGCACTACTTTGGAAATTCATACGACTCTCACAGAATATGGGAACTTGCCAGCGTTGGAACTGCTATTCTTATGCCAAAAATGAAGTCGCTGTCTGTTCAGGACGGAGCGATGCCGTTTACCGAATACGAGATTATGAAGGACGATTTCTCGGATTTAGAGGAAAAGATACTGTATCTGCTTGAAAACGAGAGATACAAAGAGGTGGGTCAGCGGGCACAACAGGCATACGAAAGCAAGCACTATCCCGAAAAGTGTTTTGAATATTACCACGATACAGTACTAAAATTCTTGAAATCCAAGGGGTCTTCAATATCTCCAAGATACGAGTACTGCCAACAGTATGTTCCCAATCGGTTTGGTTTGGTGTGGAAGTAAACCATGAGACTTATAGCACACAGAGGAAATCTGAACGGAAAGATTCCTGAAAAGGAAAATCACCCCGACTACATCAACGCAGCAATCTCTGAAGGGTTTGATGTAGAGATTGATGTATGGTACGACTCTAGAACTTGCAAGTGGTGTTTGGGACACGATGTTCCACAATACGAAATTGCTCCCTCGTTTCTTAAGCATCCTGCCATGTGGTGTCATGCCAAAAACATGGACGCACTTGAAGAGATGTTGAAAGAAAGAATCCATTGTTTTTGGCACGATGGTGACAAGTGTACGCTTACTAGCAAAAATATACTGTGGTGCTATCCTGGAATTTACAGCAATTACGGAGTGACTGTAGACCTATCGGAAACTGTTCCTTCCCCGTTCCCAACAGCATGGGCAATATGCACGGATATCCCGTTTAAATGGAGAGAGTCATGGAGACTGAAACCTCTTTTTTGATATTTGATATTGGTTCGAACGCTGGTTCTTTTGCAGATGGACAGTATGTTGGTGGAATGGCTGTGGTATTTTTATTCTTTCCAAACAAGATTAAAGGATATACATGAAAGCACTGGTGACGGGTGGAGCAGGATTCATAGGTTCCCATTTGGTTGACCGTTTAGTTTCAGAAGAAAACCGCGTTGTGGTTTTAGATAATGAAACATCAACGAATGGGTCTGCTCCACGATGGAACACGGGAGCAGAAAATTTCAAACTAGATGTTTGTGATTTTGCATCAACTGTGAATCTATATGATGGGGTTGATGTTGTCTTTCATATGGCAGCAGAATCAAGCATACAGTCGTGTATTGATAATCCTGTTAGCACTATTACGAACAATGTAGTTGGAACTAATACTGTTTTGCAATGCTGTAAACAAAACAGAGTCAAACGGTTCATTTTTTCTTCAAGTGCTTCTGTATACGGATTGTGTGAAAGCATCCCAACAAACGAGACACATCCAAAAAATTGTTTGAACGGTTATGCTCTGTCAAAAAGTATGGGAGAGGATTTGTGTAAACTGTATTGGTCTTTGTATGGAGTGGAAACGGTCTGTCTACGATATTTTAATGTTTACGGTGAAGGGCAACCATCAAAAGGACAATACGCTCCTGTGATTGGAATATTTTTGAATCAGGCAAAACACAATAGTCCTCTTACAGTAGTTGGTGATGGCGAGCAGCGTAGAGACTTTGTTCATGTTTCTGATGTAGTAGATGCAAACATCAAAGCCTCTACTCTTCCGCCATTTGGTCGTAATGGTTGGGGAGAAGTGTACAATATTGGTTGTGGTAAAAATTATTCAGTAAACGATGTGGCAGGACTGATAGGAGGAGAATTATATCATTTGCCTCCCAGAATAGGTGAGGTTAGAAACTCTCTATCGAACTGTGATAATGCAAATAAAGAACTTGGATGGAAACCCAAAGTTCGGCTTGAAGACTGGATTGCCCAGCATAAATAACCGTACAAGGAGAATCGTGAATGTCTACAGTATGTCTCTCTATGATTGTCAAAAACGAAACCCACATCATTCACGAGTGCTTGGACTCTGTTCACAAGCACATTGACTATTGGGTGATTGTGGACACAGGTTCTACAGACGGCACACAGGAACTCGTCAAGAAGTACTTTGCCGAAAAGGGAATTCCAGGTGAACTGATTGAAAAGCCGTGGGTAAGTTTCGGTCACAACCGCACCGAAGCACTAGCCCTTTGTGATGGCAAGGCTGACTACGCTTGGATGATTGATGCAGACGACAAGGTTGTTGGCGATTTCAAGTTCCCCAACGGCAAGAACATGACCGCAGACGGATACGCTCTGAAGTGTGGACGCGACCAGTGTATTTGGTGGCGTAACCAAATCTTCAAGACAGGTATTGGTTGGAAGTATATCGGCATTCTTCACGAGTACGCACATTGTGACAAGCAACCGCTCCATCAGGAAAAGATTGACGGCAATTACCACCTAGAGGCTCGTACTCTAGGTGCACGAAATGTGAATATCACACAGGTTGAAAAGTATTCTAGGGACGCAGAAATGCTCCTTGAAACACTCAAAACCGAGCCAACCAATTCACGATACCAGTTCTACCTTGCACAGTCGTACTTTGACTCACAGCAATGGGACAAGGCGGTTGATGCGTACTACAAGCGGGTAGAGATGGGTGGATGGGAAGAGGAGTGCTACTACTCCCTGTTCCGCGTAGCCCTGATTACAATGGCACAGGAGAAAGAGTGGCCCCTGATTCAGCAGAAGTTGCTGGACGCATACGACTACCGCCCGTGCCGAGCCGAACCTCTCCATGCCATCGCACGAAGTCTACGAATGATGGGCAGACCTCGTGCGGCGTATATGTTTGCCAAGGAAGCCGCCCAAATTCCGTATCCACAGCAGGACATCTTGTTCATAGACACCAATGTGTACAAGTGGATGGCTTTGGATGAACTAGGGGCTACAGCGTTCTACACTCACGATTACGCAAGCGGCTACAAGGCTTGTGAAATATTGCTCAAGGAAGGTCGCCTGCCACCCACAGAAGTGGAACGGGTACAGAAGAACTACGAGGCGTACAGGCAAAAACTGCTTGAAATGCAGCAGATGCAGGCACAGGCTCAAGCCCAACAGCAAGCACAAGCCCAACAAACTCAAAAATCTGCCTACATACCTCCTAGAGCGACTCGCTTCAAGGAGAGAAAACGGTAATGCCATCAGCCAACTACGACATCTACGCCAAGCAGGACGAGACACTTAATTTCCATGTGGAGTATTACGACACCAATGGAACCGCTATAAATCTGAGCGGATACACCGCACGGTTTCAGGTGCGTTCTAACACGGCAAATATTTACAAGTATTTGGAAGCAACAGTTAGTGGCGTAACTGGTGGTGGAACTACTGGAGACTATCTTGAGGGAGCCACGCTACGAAACGGCATTACATGGGTGTCTCAAGGAGTTGCAGGTACAGGTGGCATCTACCTGAACAGCGGAGAAACTGGTGGGGTGTTTACAGGTGGTATTCGCCTAAACATTGACTACACCACGATGGGTAAAGTTCCAGTAGGCACATGGGTGTACGGTTTTGATTTGATGCAGGGAGCCACCGTGAACGAACTGCTTACTGGTCGCTTTGTTGTTAGTGATAAAGTGGTGCGATGACCAACAAATTAAAAATCAAAGAACCGTCTTTTCAAATCACCGCCAATATTGACGAGGGGATAAAAACCACCAAAAATAAATTGGTTATCAAAAGCCCAAACAAAATTACTATCCGACCAAAACCTAATGGCATACTCGTAAATCAAGCAACCGACACTGATGTGTACAAACAAGACCAAGGGCTTGGAATAGTGATTAAAAAATCAGACCAAACAGTAATATACAAACAGTCCGCTTGACATTCTTTTAGTGTAGTGTACACTCCCTGTAAAGGAGATTCATCATGTATGACACCGTGCAAAGACTAGGCGTTTACGCCCTACCCGATACTAATCCTGTGCTGCCCAAGTTTGCCACCGAAGGCTCTGCGTGTTTTGATATCCACGCACGGCTGCACCCTGAACACATCAACTACTACGAAGGCACATCAGGGCTACCTGAAAACAAGAAGGTCGATGTCACCAACTGCGAACGCAAGGTGTGGATATTTCCAGGTCAGCGTGTACTGGTTCCCACAGGGCTGATTCTAGACATTCCCGCAGGGTACTCTGTGCGGCTACACGCTCGCAGCGGGCTAGCCTTGAAGAGCGGACTGGTGCTTACCAACTCTGAAGGTGTGATTGACCACGATTACACCAACGAACTGCTTGTAATGGTAAGCAACATTAGTGCAGGCAGCGGTGCACGAGAGATTCTCATAACCGACAACATGCGGCTGTGTCAGGGCGAACTGGTGCGGTGCGTTCCCACAGATATCCAGTGGGTGCAAGACCGTCCGTATCGTGAAACCCGCAACGGCGGATTTGGCAGCACAGGAGTAAACCCATGACCCGAGACGAACTACTGGCATTTCATGCGGAACTGTGCAAGGCTGCTCGTGACCTGATGAGCCTGAAGAACCGCGACTACGCAGGCAAGGACGGCGTGGAACCGTTTGCCAACTTTACCCGCGTGGAGTCTATGGGCATCTGTAAAACCGAGCAAGGCTTCATGGTGCGTCTCACCGACAAGATGAGTCGCCTGTCGTCTTTTATTCACGCAGGCAAGATGAATGTACAGGACGAGTCATTCATGGACACCTGTGTGGATGTAATAAACTACATGGTGCTGCTGGCTGCATACCTGAAAGACAAAGACTCTCGTGATTGAATGATTCTCTTATGCTAAACCAAAATATACCACATTTTTATTGCTACATGAGAAAAGAGCACATGTACCAACACAAGGCTCACATTGGTGAATTTGTGAAAGTTACTGTGTTTGCTGCTCAATCAAATCCTGACAGGGCACTACTGTTTCATGTTCTAACCGATGATGGGCTTGTCCGAAGCAGAGTTCCTGTTCACATGTTGTGTCACAAAGAAACAGCACCACAAATGCCTTTAGATTATCTGCAATTGTGGGACTGCTTTTCTGTTAATTGCACAGCGGTTGTTTACGATTATTTGAAAGCATCAAGAGTAAAAACAGTTTTTAAAGACAAACAAGAACTGTGGGGCAATTACATGATGACTTTTGATTGGTACGACAATCCGTACAGTGACGAACCAACACAATACAAGTGCCTACACATGATACAGTTGGATAACGGCTGCTACACGCTACAACCAAATAATAGAATATTTTGGAAACATATGTCCTTTGTCACTAAACCTTTCCCCGAGAATCCAGATTTTAAGGTTGACGATAAAGTGTTCCGATGCGAAGCCGCCAGTGACCGTTGGGTGATTAACGGAGACGACGATTCGTATTATTACGATTTAAAAAATCAAAACACCAATTATAATATTCAACAGTCCCAATAACTGGTTGACATCCGCACAGGTTGTGGTATAGTAGAGGCATGATTCGCCACCTTGGCTACGCCTGCCAAAACTTGTCGCTTGCACACGGACGCAAGCCAAAGGACAGGGTTTTCACCGACCGTACTCTGCGTATGGACAGGTTTACTATGGAGCGGGTGGGAGAACTTGCTGTTCGCAATACCGAAGACCTTTTGCCTATTCTGCAATGGAATGCCGCAAATGGAATTCGGTTCTTCCGTATTGGGAGCGGCGTGTTTCCGTTCATGGATCATCCCACCCTGAAGTACGGTCTGCACGATTTGTCTCTGCACCACCACGAAGCAGTCACAGCCAACCTTGCTGCCGCAGGGCAGTACGCCAAGAGCGAGGGGATGCGGCTATCGTGTCATCCTGGCCCGTACACCTGTTTGGCATCGCCTGACCACGACATTGCAGATAAAAGTATTCTGTGTTTGGAGATGCACTCGCTGCTTGCAGACCTGTTGGGTTACGGTGACGAGTTTGCCATCAATATTCATGTGGGCGGCACTTACGGCGACAAGACTGACGCTGCCAAACGATTCGTGGACAGGTTCCGCGAGTGTTCGCCCCGTGTACAGGCTCGCCTCACGGTGGAGAACGACGACAAGCCGTCCATGTGGAGCATGAGCGACCTGTACGAAATCCTGTGGTCGCGTTGTGACCGCTTGAAGTTGGTGTTGGATGTGCACCACCACCGCTTCTGTCAGCGTGAAACCCTTGAAGACGCTGCCAAGATGGCATTCAGCACTTGGGACGGCTTCTGTGAAATTCCTAAAGTACACTACTCGGAATCTCGTGATGGTGCTCGTCCTCAAGCCCACTCGGACTACATAAAGGGAGAAATACCTGTGTTGGACACCGTGCGTGAATACGATGTCATGCTGGAAGCCAAAGCCAAAGACTTGGCACTACTTGAATGCCGTGAAAGGATTCTCCTGTGATTTCTACTTTGATTGCGACTGCTGCTCTTGCGGTTCCGCCCTCTGTGCCTACTGCCCGTCTACTGGATGCCATGTACACCGTGGAATCGGGGCGTGGCAAGAACCTGATTGGTGACGGTGGCAAGGCGATTGGCCCGTATCAGATTTGGTACTCGTATTGGCGTGACGCTGTGGAGTACGACCCGTCTATTGGTGGCTCGTACCGCGACTGTATGGACAAGGCGTACTCGGAGCGGATTGTGTGGGCGTATTGGTGTCGGTACGCTCCCAAAGGTGCAAGTGTGGAGCAGTTGGCTCGTATTCATAACGGCGGACCGCGGGGAAACACCAACCCCAAGACTGCCAAGTACTGGAACAAGATTGTGAAGGCACTCAAGTAATGGCATTCAACAAACTCAAGTCTCCCAAACTTGTTTACGGGGTTGGTGTCAACGATGCCAACTATGTTGTAACAGGCAGAAATAACGGAAAACAAGTTCTGTGTCCTGTCTACAGCACTTGGAAAGCCATGCTTGACCGGTGTTATGGCCCAAAGAACGATGGACGGAATCAGGCTTATGTGGATTGTTCAGTTACAGAGGAGTGGTTTTCTTTCACAAAATTTTCTGCTTGGGCTACTGTTCAACTGTATTGGAACGAAGACGGTGTTGAATTAGACAAGGATTTGCTAGTGGAAGGAAATCGGGTATACAGCCCCGAAACTTGCTTGATTGTTCCTAAAGTAGTGAACAACTTCTTTCCTCAAAAAATTACAGAAGATATTGGAGTCAAATATTTTCCCAATAGAAAGAAGCCTTGGCGAGCAAAGTGTGGTTGCGGAAAGAAAAATGATAAGTGGATTGGTTATTTTGCAACCAAAAAGGAAGCACAGACTACCTATCTACAAGAGAAAACTAACAAGGGAAACAGTATTGCTAGTGGTCTTACAGACCAAAGGGTAAAGACTGCTTTCTTGAACCGCTTGGAGGGGTTCAAAACAAAAGTAATGGAGTTAGTGTGAGTGAAACCGAAAACCCGTGTCTGCGGGAATACAACAAAGACCACTGCTGGCAATACGATATTCGTCTACGCAACCGCGAAGACGACCTGAAAGCCGCAGGACTAACCGAAGCCGCTGCACAAGCCCTTCGGGTTTCTGATTTTGTATTCCGACCGCTAACAACTCCCCAAGACCGTGCCCAAGCCGTAGCGTTCATTAAGCGACACGAGTGGTTGGGCAACCTGTCACAGTACACCACACACTGGTTTGGTGCGTACTACCACGACCCCAATCAAGGGCTGATTGGCAAAGACATCATGGCAGGAGTCATCCTGATGAACATGCCCAACGCATTTTCCAAACTGTTGGGTGAAGACACCAAAACACTAGAGCGGTTGGTTAGCCGTGGTGCGTGTGTGTCGTGGAGTCCCAAGAATCTTGCAAGTTCATTCCTTATGTGGTGCTGTGGGTGGATGGTGAAGAATACACCATATCGCCTGTTCACCGCGTACTCTGACCCTACTGCCAAAGAGTTGGGAACCATTTACCAAGCGTGTAACTGGTACTACTTGGGGCAGGAGTCAGGAACCACCACACGGTACATCAATCCGTACACAGGCAAGGTTGTAAGCGACCGCTTTTTCCGTGTGCGTAGTGCGTACAAGAAATACGCCAAAGAGTTGGGCATCAAGTGGGAACGGGATTGGAACAACGACCAACGCATGTTGTGGGAGAATGTGCCTGCGGGGGTGGAAGCACAACTTCGTGCCCACAGCAAGACCAAGCAGAGCCAATCCCAAAAGATTCAGATGCCCAGCAAGCACAAGTACGCTTTTGTGTTGGGTGCTACCAAAGCCGAAACCAAGAAGTTGCGGCGGGAGTTTGAGGGGCGTAATCCACCCAAGCAGTATCCTAAAGAACGAGGAAAATAATTATGGAAAGTAAACCGTTTGGATATTCGTATTACTTGGACATGTACAGTTGTCGCGTTGGAGCAGCCGATGACTTGGAACTACACTACCGTTTTCTTGAACGGGTTGTAGACAAGATTGGCATGACCCGAATGAGCCAACCTGTGGTGATGCACGGGCCAACACAGAACGGAAGGGAACTGTATCCCGACAAGGCAGGCGTTAGTGGTTGGGTTCCGCTGATTGAAAGTGGAATTCAGATTCACTCAATGGAACCCAAACGATTTATTACACTTGATGTGTACTCGTGCAACAAGTTTGACAAAGACATCATTCTACAGTATGCTAGGGAGTGCTTTGGGTTTGAAGAATACGAAGAGCAGTTCTTTGTGCGTGGAACAAAATATTGATGAGTACTCACCAAATTATACTAGGCGACTGCATCACCGGCATGAAGACGCTGCCTGATGGGTGCGTCCACACTATTATTACATCTCCTCCGTATTACGGGCTTAGGGACTACGACGGCGGCAGCGAAGAGATTGGGTGTGAAGAAACTCCCGAGCAGTATGTGCAGAAAATGGTGGAGGTATTTCGTGAGGCTCGTCGCATCCTGCGTGACGACGGAACCCTGTGGTTGAACCTTGGCGATTCGTATGCCACCACAAGCGGCGGCATGGAGCAGTTGCGTAAGATGGGCGGTGCTACTCCCGCATACGGCAAGATTAAGTACGCAGACGGCTACAAGGGCGTGTCACAAAAGGGCAAGGCAGGAGCCAAGAAGAGCGGACTCAAGCACAAAGACCTGATTGGTATTCCGTGGCGTGTGGCACTTGCTCTGCAAGCCGATGGGTGGTATCTACGACAAGACATCATTTGGAACAAGCCCAACCCCATGCCTGAAAGTGTGACTGACCGTTGCACCAAGTCTCACGAGTACATTTTCATGTTGACCAAACAACCAAAGTATTATTACGACCACCAAGCAATAAAAGAAGCAGCAGTAGGCAAGCCTCATGCTCCTGGAAATAAAAACCGCACACAGCCCGAGGACAAGGGTGCTCGTGACCCTGCACTGGAACCTGACCGTGTGTGGGCTTCTGACGGCAAGCGTAACAAGCGTTCGGTATGGACTGTGACTACCAAGGCATACAAGGGTGCTCACTTTGCTACCTATCCCAAGGACTTGATTCTGCCTTGCATCTTGGCAGGAAGCAGCGAACACGGATGTTGTTCAAAATGTGGAACTCCTTGGAAAAGGCAAACTTCCAAACCAACAAAGAACTTGGAGCCTGTTGAGCCTATTGAGCGTAAAGGTGTTACACTAACTCCCGAAGATAGTGCGACGGTTCTTTGGCTTGAGGCTAACGGTGGTGACTATCGCATCTCTGTTGAAGGAGACAAGCACACCGAGCAATGGAACGATATCCCCATCAGTAACGGAAGAAGAACACAGTTTAAGAAGAAGGGATACACTCTTCTTACTTGGGGGGAAGGAGCCGTAGAGAATGGTTGGGAAAAGACTTGTAACTGTTCAGATGCAGAGGTTGTTCCATGCACGGTGTTTGACCCGTTTACAGGCAGCGGCACAACTGCTGTAGTGGCACTCAACAACGGACGCAAGTACATTGGAACCGAACTAAATCCTGAATATGTGCGGATTGCAGAAGCACGAATTACTGAAGAAGTACCTAATACTTTAGAAAGGATGTTAAGGTGAGCGAAAATTTAAGACCTATCGGAGAATGGATTGAAATGCAAAATGTTGGTGGTGGCAAGAAGAAAACCACCGAAGCAGGCATTGATGTTAAAATCAATGTTAAAGCGTACACCGACCCATTGATGGGTGGCGTGGTGTACCTTCCCGTAGTGCGACTTGAACAGGAGGACGATGGCAGTATAACTGCTGTTGTATCTTTGCCCAACAACAAATAATAGACAAGGATATCTGCCTAACACTCTTGAAAATTTGTTTACGGAATGAGTAAACGAAACACCAAAACAGGAACCAACTACGAAGAAGAAGTACGAAGACTTCTCGAAAACTATAGCACCCACACAGTAGCAAAAAATACAAATAAACGGGGCGTATATGTTGGCAAGAAGCGTAATGGTGGAAAGCATTATGTTGACATTCTTCTGAACGGCGATGAACTGCTTAGTTTAAAGTATCAAGAAGTTCAAGGCACGGCTGAAGAAAAGATTCCTTTTGAAATTATGAAATTGCAGCAGATGGTAGTGGACGGCGGCTACAGATGTGCTACAATTGTGTTAGCAGGATTGGATGCGGCATGGTATTGGAAAGACTACTATTTAAGTGAAGAATTCAGACAGCACATGAAGCGTATCTATCCTAATGTCTCTATTATTTCTCACCAAGAATTTGAAAGTACATATTTGAATACAAAATGCGGCGAGAGTGTTTCTCTCCAAGGGTTAGACGAGTGGTTGTTGGACGCACAAGGAAACAGTAAATGAAAAAGAAACTCAAGCCAATCGGAAAATGGGCACTAGTCGCAACCAAACTAGGTGGGCAGAAAACCACCGAAGCAGGAATTATTTACACCGAAAAGGTGACTTGCAAAATGGTATGGGGTGAAGTTGTGGATATTGGCCCCGACCTGACCGAAGACATTAAAATAGGCGACAAGGTGATATGGGACTTGACAAAGAATCTTGGTCGCGGGTATGATGGCAAGGACTTGGTTCATCAGGATTGGATTGCAATGGTGGAACGATAATGGAAACAAACAACAAGATAAAAAACGAGGATTGCCTACAGTTTTTATCGTCTCTACAGGACAATTCTGTGGATATGATTCTTGTTGACCCCCCTTACTTTGAAATTGTTAAGAATGATTGGGACAACCAGTGGGGTAGTGAATTAGAATATCTTGATTGGTGTCACGAATGGAGTAGAGAATGTTTTCGTGTCCTAAAACCAAATCGGTGTTTTTGTGTTTGGGGAACAACCAAGACAGATACATTCTTGAAGTACAAACTTGAAGTTCTCAATAAACTCCAACTAACATATCAGAATTGGATTATTTGGCACTACGATTGGGGTGGGAGAAGCAAGAAATCATTTGCGAGAAAACACGAAGATTTGTTGGTGTATAGTAAAGGTGAAGATTTTTTGTTTGATGCTGATGCTGTTCGTATACCCTATAAAGTAAAAACAAATGTTCGTAAGACTGCCGCTAATAATCCACTTGGAAAGATACCGACAGATGTTTGGGAAAAAAATAATCACACAATGAGCAAAGAATATGTTAATTGGCATCCAACACAGAAGCCGATATTTTTATTGGAAAGACTCATAAGTGCCTATACCAAAACTGGAGAAACTGTGGTAGACTGTTTCAGCGGAAGTGGTTCAACTGCCATAGCCGCACACAACACCAACAGAAACTTCGTTGGTTGCGAATTGAATAAAGACTATTTTGACAAGTCACTAATACGAATCAAAGAACTAACAGGAACATAATGGACTTCTATACAAGCGTTGACCTTCGTGGCAAGAATGTGCTGTATCGCGGATGGCGAAACGGGTGTCGTGTACACGAAGCCGTGCCGTTCTGCCCAACGCTGTATATCAAATCTAAAGAACACACAGGACTCACCACCATCTACGGCAATCCCGTGGAACCCATTACTTTTGAAGGGGTTCACGAAGCACGGCAGTTTATTGACCAGTACAAGGATGTCAGCAACTTTGAAGTGTACGGCAACACAAGTTTCGTATATCAGTACTTGTATAAAGAGTTTCCGCACGAAGTAGAGTACGACTTCTCCCGTCTGCGTGTGGCGTACTTGGATATTGAGACTTCGTGCGACGGCGGCTTCCCGTCGCCTGATTCCCCAACCGAACGCATCATTGCTATTACCCTCACGGTGGGCAGCAAGACCTATGTGCTTGGGCTTGGTGATTTCACACTGGAAGGTGTGGAAGCAGAGTGCTTTGCCGATGAGGAGTCGCTGCTCCGACGATTCGTGGAGATTTGGAAGCACGAAGACCCTGACATTGTGACAGGATGGAACATCCGATTCTTTGATATTCCGTACATGGTGGCTCGCATGAATTGGATTGCGGACGAGTGGGCAAACGCCCTTTCACCGTGGGGGCGGCTGCGTGAAACCACCGTGAACCGAATGGGACGCGACCAACGGGTGTTTACTATTGGTGGCGTGTCCACCCTTGACTACTTGGAGTTGTACCTAAAGTTTACCTATGTGAAGCAAGAGTCGTACTCACTCAACCATGTGTGTTCGGTGGAGTTGGGCGAGGAAAAGTTGTCGTATAGCGAGTACGAAACCCTGCAAGAGTTCTACACACAGAACTTCCAAAAGTTCATGGAGTACAACTACAAGGATGTGGAACTGGTTGCCAAACTGGAAGAGAAACTAAAACTGCTTGACCTTGCGGTTGCTCTTGCGTATTCTGCCCGAGTAAACTTTGAGGATGTGTTCTCACAGGTTCGCACATGGGATGCCATTATTCATCACCACCTGATGAGCAAGGGCATGGTGGTTCCACAGAAGCGTGAAGCGGAAAAGAAGGAACAGTACGCGGGTGCGTATGTGAAAGACCCCCTTGTGGGAATGCACGATTGGGTGGTGAGTTTTGACTTGAACTCACTGTACCCACATCTTATCATGCAGTACAATATTTCACCTGAAACCAAAGACGCTAGCCCCCTGTGGAAGCGGAACAATATTACACCCGACTCCATCTTGAGCAGGAATCGTGGCGAGCCTGTCACCGCGTTTCTTGACCCTGCGGAATACTTGAACCACGCCAAACAGAGCAAACTGTCTATTGCTGCCAACGGTGTGGCGTTCCGCAAAGACCGTCACGGGTTCCTGCCTGAACTCATGGAAATCATGTACGAGGAACGCAAGCGGTTCAAGCAATTGATGCTTCAATCAGAGAAGAAATTAGTGGAAATAGAAGAGGAACTAAAAAAGAGAGGGATACTTTAGTTTGTAAGTGCCATTGGTTATAAATACTTTCGGAGGAAATTATGAGAAAGTATTTAATTTACAAGACAACCAACAAGATAAACAAAAAGTTTTACATCGGTGCACATGAAACAGACAACGAAAACGACTCTTATCTTGGCAGTGGGACAGTATTAAACAAAGCCATAGAAAAATATGGAAAAGAAGCATTCAAAAAAGAAATACTATCTATGTGTTCATCAAGAGAAGAAATGTATGAACAAGAACAAAAGATAATAGCAGAACATATAAACAATCCTTCCTGTTACAACATAAAAACAGGAGGAATTGGTGGATGGGACTATGTGAACAAAATGGGAATAAATCTTGGCAAAAACAATGCCATGAAAAACCCAAAAACTGTCAGGAAATGTGTATCTGCTGTTAAAAAAACAAAAAGCATGAATCCATACAAATACAAGCAAATAGCAATTACAAATCTAAAAAAAGCAACAGAAAAAAATAATGGTTCTACAAGACCATCATCGTTTAAGAAAATCATCAGTAAAAAATCAAAAAACCATTGGAGAAAAAACAAATCAAAAATGAGAGATGCTCTATCTTCTTGGTTTAAAATTATAGACCCAAGTGGAAAAGAACACCAAACAAATAGATTGGAAGAATTTTGCATCAGTAGAAATTTAGCGTATACTACATTGTGGAAAACCAGTAAGAATGGTATTACACCAAACAGAGGTCGTTCAAAAGGATGGTTATGTCAACAAATTACTCAAAAATGACTACGGAGGAATTGCAATCGCTTCGTAGGCAGACAGAATACGATATCTCAAAATATCGTAATTTTCAGTTGGTTAGAAAAATCCAACTGAACTCTGCCTACGGTGCGATTGGTTAGGTAACGAGTACTTCCGTTTCTTTGATGTGGCACTTGCAGAGGCTATTACCCTGTCGGGGCAGTTAAGCATTCAATGGATTGGCGAAGCACTCAACAGGTATCTAAACAAGATATTCAAGACGGATGGGCAAGACTATGTGATTGCAAGCGACACCGACTCTGTGTACTTGCGATTGGGTGAAGCAGTCAAGCAGTCGTTCAAGGGCGAGCACGAACCTGAAAAGGTTGTGGACTTTTTGAATCGTTTCTGCGACCGCATCTTGCAGCCGTTTATTGACAAAGAGTTTGCCAGTCTTGCGGATGTAATGAATGCGTACAGCAACAAGATGGTAATGGGGCGGGAAGTGATTGCACAGAAGGGTGTGTGGACTGCCAAGAAGCGGTACATGCTTTCGGTGTGGAACAGCGAGGGTGTGCAGTACAAGACCCCCAAGTTCAAAATCATGGGTATTGAAACCACCCGTTCCAGTACTCCTGCGTGGGTTCGTAAAGTTCTAAAGAAAGCCGTTGAGATGGTGCTGCTGCAAGACGAGACTACACTACAGGCATTTGTGAAAAGCACTCGTGAAGAATTCAAAGCCCTGCCTCCTGAATCAATGGCGTTTCCCCGTTCTGCAAACGGATTGGACGGGTATAAAGACTCACAATGCGTATATCGTAAATCCACACCTATTGCGGTGAAAGCCGCCCTGCTCCACAACCACTTGGTGCGTAAGCAAAAGTTGGGCAAGAAGTACAGGATTATTGGCGAAGGCGAAAAGATTAAGTTTATCTATTTGAAGACTCCTAATCCTATTCACGAGCATGTGGTTGGTTTTACGACTACCCTGCCTCCTGAATTCGGTCTAACAAAATATGTGAATTGGGAAATGCAATTTGATAAAGCATTTCTTGAACCACTCCGCAGTATTACAAATGCGATTGGATGGAAAACTGAACAAGAGAGTACTTTAGAATCACTTTTCGTGTGAGTACGGGATAAATACAACGGCGAACGCATGAAGTATTCGTTTCAAATAACAGAGATACCCAAAGCGATAGCGGTGGACTTTGTACAACAACACCACTACTCCAAGGTTATGCCTCGCCTCACCAAACACTACCTTGGTGTGTATAACGGGGAAACTCTTGTTGGCGTTCTGACTCTTGGGTGGGGAACACAACCACTACACACAATCAAAAAACTGTTTCCGTCTTGTACTTCTGCGGACTACTACGAAATTGGCAAGATGTGTATGGCTCCTGATATGCCAAGAAATTCAGAGTCACAAATGCTTTCAGGCGTGATTCGATGGATGAAAATACACACACCCAACAAAAAGTTTTTGTACACATGGGCTGACGGAATTGTTGGGAAACCTGGATATGTGTATCAGTCTGCAAACTTTCTGTACGGAGGTTTCATTTGGACTGATGTGTATATCGGAGCAGACGGAGAGAAAATTCACCCACGAACATCAAAGTCTTTGTGTGCAGAGAATGCAAAACTATTAGGCAAATCTAAAGTGTTTTGGCTGACTCCTGATTTCATGCACATAAAAGGTATACGCAGAGTCAAAGGTAAGCAGTTTCGATACATCATGCCCCTGAACAAAACAGCCAAGCGTGAACTAAAAAATTCTACAGTTGAATGGAATACAGGATACCCAAAACACGCTGATTTGGTGTGGAAACAACAAGGTAAAGACGGCAAATATTATTTGCTCAACAGCATACCTGACTTTAAATTGGATGTGGTAAACATAAATTCTAAAAATGTGAACTCACATAGACAAAATAATAAGTCAGTTTTGGATTTCGTTTCGGAGTCTTGATAGATACAGTAACCCCTTACAATGGAGATTTGAAATGTCAACACTAATTTTGAAGATGCGTAGCGGTGAAGAGATTATTGCAAAGGTGAGCGAAAAGTTTACAGGTGAGAACATCACGGGATATCATCTAAAGAATCCGTGCATGCTTATTCCTGTGTCCGGTCGCAACGGTCAGGGCGCAAGCCTTGCCATTGTGCCGTGGATGGCTTCAGTCAAGCAGGATCAGGGATTTGAGATTCCCAAGGATGCCGTGCTGTTTACCGCAGAACCAATGGACGACCTAGCCAACGAGTACAGCAGTGCTTTTGGTTCAGGACTCGTCGTGCCTACCAAGGAGATGGCGGTTCCGTCGCTCAAGTTGACTACTTGAGATGGCAATTACTGAATTAAATAAACAGTACATTTGCAACCTCCTTCGTGAGAGGAAGGAGTGGTTGCAAACTGAAGTAAAGAGATTGATGCTTGACAAAGGCTCGTCTTCGGTTATACTACAAGACCACATCCGTGAGATGGAAACTATTGACACACAACGAAAGGCATTAGGCAAATGAATCTGAAGGACATTCTAAAGGCATCGGGAAACAAGTACGGCAAGATTGCGATTGAAGGACTAGACGGCAGCGATACCCAATCGTACATTTCAACAGGTTCGTACTCGTTTAATGCACTTGTGAGTGGTTCGCTGTACGGCGGATTGCCTGACAACAAGATTGTGGCACTAGCAGGCGAGCAAGCCACAGGCAAGACCTACTTTGCCCTGAATGTGGTGCGTGAGTTCCTGAACGCAGGCGACAACAGCATGGTGCTGTATTTTGATTCAGAGCAAGCCATTACCAGTGAGATGTTGGACTCTCGTGGTATTGACCGTCAGCGTGTTGCGGTTCTACCTGTTGCAACGGTGGAGGAGTTCCGTCATCAGTGCATTTCAGCCATTGACAAGTACTTGGAAACCGATGAAGCCAAGCGTCCACGCATGATGATTGTGTTGGATTCGCTAGGCATGTTGAGCACCGAAAAGGAAATGAACGACACCGCAGAAGGCAAGAACACCCGTGACATGACTCGTGCACAGGTTGTAAAGGCTGCGTTTCGCGTGCTTACCATCAAGTTGGGACACGCTCGCATTCCCATGATTATGACTAATCACACCTACGATGTGGTGGGTGCGTATGTGCCAACCAAGGAGATGGGTGGCGGTGCAGGACTCAAGTACGCTGCGTCCACCATTATCTACCTGTCCAAGAAGAAGGACAAGGTGGACAACGAGGTGGTAGGCAATATCATCCACTGCAAGACCTACAAGAGTCGCAAGACCAAGGAAAACAAGATGGTGGATGTGCAGTTGAACTTTGAAACAGGGCTAAATCCGTATTACGGGCTGCTAGACATTGCCATCAAGTACGGCATCTTCAACAAGGTGTCTACCAAGATTGATGTGGGTGGCGGCAAGACTGCGTTTGAGTCCCAAATCATTAAGAACCCTGAAAAGTATTTTACCAAGGAAGTCATGGAGCGTCTAGAGGTTGCTGTGCAGAAGGAGTTCTGTTACGGCAAGGACGAGCCGCAGAGTGTGAGTGAAACCGATACGGAGGAATAAATGAGTACGATTGAACAAACAGTTATTGCAGGGCTAATCAACAACGAAGAGTTCTGCAAGAAGACTGTGCCATTCCTTCAGGAAGAGTACTTTGCCAATCGCCCTGATCGTGCGGTGTTCCGTGAAATCAAGGGATTCATTGAGAAGTATAAGGGGGTTCCCTCCAAGGAAGCCCTCCTTATCTCTTTGGAAGGCGACAAGGCTCTTACCGAAGACGAAATCAAGCGGTGCAGAGAACTTGTGGACACGGTGTGCAGGAGTGACAAGCAGGACACCCAATGGCTGCTAGACACCACAGAGAAGTTCTGCAAGGACAAAGCCATCTACAATGCCATTCTTGAATCTATTCATATTATTGACGGCAAGGACAAGGTGCGTACACCCAATGCCCTGCCTGACATCTTGAGCAAAGCCCTAGCGGTTTCGTTTGATACAAATATTGGTCACGACTACCTTGAAAACTACGAGGAGCGATACGATGTGCTCCACCGTGAAGAAGACAAGATTCCGTTTGACTTGGAGATGTTTAATCTTATCACCAAGGGCGGCGTGGCTCCCAAGACTTTTAATGTCATCATGGCAGGCACAGGTGTAGGCAAGAGCCTGTTCATGTGTCACCACGCTGCGTGTTGTCTCATGCAGAACAAGAATGTGCTGTATGTGACACTGGAAATGGCAGAAGAGCGTATTGCGGAACGCATCGACGCAAACATCATGGACATCACGATGGATGAACTCCATGACCTGCCGTTGGAGATGTACGAGAAGCGGTTGCAGGCAGCAACTCGTGGGGTGAGCGGCAAACTCATTATCAAGGAGTACCCCACTTCGGTGGCAAATGCTAACCACTTCAGGGTTCTACTGGACGAACTTAAACTAAAGAAGGGCTTCGTGCCTGACATTGTGTTTATTGATTACATCAACATCTGCTCGTCGTCTCGTCTCAAGAGCGGTGGCAGCAATGTAAACTCGTACAGTTACATCAAGGCTATTGCAGAAGAGTTGCGTGGGCTTGCAATGGAACGGAATGTGCCCCTGTTCACAGCCACACAGGTGAACCGTTCAGGATACTCGTCCACCGATGTGGAACTCACCGATACTTCAGAGTCGTTTGGTCTGCCCCATACCGCAGACTTCATGGCAGCACTCATTACAACTGAAGAATTGGAAAAGGCAGGGCAGATTATGGTGAAGCAGTTAAAGAATCGCTACAACACCAAGGCTGCAAACAAAAAGTTTATTGTGGGGCTAAACTACGCCAAGATGAAGTTCTACGATGTAAAGAAGGAAGAGTTTGAGGAGTTGTCCCAAGCGGCTACCACCAAGGAAGAAGGTTTCGGCAGCGGCTACGGCAAGCGTGACTTTGCCAAAAAGTTTGGTGGCGGTGGCACAGACGATTGGAATTTCTAAATGTCTATCCTGATTGACAAAAAATACATTAACTTGGTGTCGCCACAACTACAAAAGTTCAAGTGGAAGAGTGCCAATTTGGCAAACGCACGATGCCCTCTGTGTGGTGATTCACAAAAGAACAAGAACAAGGCTCGTGGGTTTTTCTTTCCCAAGAAGAACGACTACTACTACAAGTGCCACAACTGCGGTATTGGGCACACCATGTACAAGTTCTTGGAGATTGTGGCTCCTGTGCTGTGTCGTGAGTACGCACTAGAGCGGTGGCGTAACGGCGAGAACGGGCACTCCAACTACACCAAGCCTGACGAAACAGTTATTGCACAAAAGGCAATACGGATAACCCTTCCGCGTATTTCAGAATTGGATGCTGCCCATGCTGCCCATCGGTACTGCACAGGGCGAGCCATTCCCCGCCTAGACCGATTCTATTTTTGCGAATCGTTTGGTGATTGGGTTCGTGGCATTGACCCTACATATACAACCGTTCCTAATGACGAGCGTATCGTCATTCCGTTCCTGAACAAGAGCGGAGAACTGCTTGGAGTGCAAGGACGAGCCGTTGGAGGCTCCAAGAGTGCTATACGATACATTACCGTGAAGTTCGCCAAGGACGGCAGAATGTTTTTTGGAGGCGACACAGTTGATTACTCACGGCGAGTTTACGCAACAGAAGGCCCGATTGATTCTGTATTTTTGGATAATGGTATTGCTTTTGCAGGCAGCGAGTTGGGAGATGTGGTGTCTCGTTTCAGGGATGTGGTTGTTGTTTTGGACAACGAGCCGCGTAACCGAGAAATTGTTGAAGCCACGCGAGAAGCCATTGAAAACGGCTATACGGTCTGCGTGTGGGGTTCTGGAGTTCTAGAAAAAGATATTAACGATATGGTGCTTTCAGGCAAGTCCGCACAACAAGTACAGGACGAGATTGATAGATACTCGTGCAGCGGTATGGAGGCTCGTCTCAAATGGAGTCAATGGAAAAGGGTGTAATATGAGCGAAGACGAATACAACGACAAAGACGCACACAGTTTCAAGCATCCTGTTATTGCATACGCTTTTGCAATTCTAGAGTATGTAAAGAACACCAACCCTGAACTGTACAAGCGGGCGGTGGAATACGCTGAAGACTTGACAGGAGTTGAACTTGAAGGATTTGAACTGGAAGAGATTGACTCTGAAGACCAAACCGACGACGAGAACCCCGAGCAAAACGAAGACGACGAATTCTACGGATAGCCCACCATGCAAACTCGTGAAACCTTTATTTCTGTACTGAACTGTGGTCATGTGGAATATGTGTCACACATGGGAGACGACCTGACTGTGGTGAACGCTGCTCGCGTGTCCTTTAACAAGGAGAGCGAAGAGTTCAGCGGCAAGGACGAAAAACTTATTGGGTATCTGGCTAAACACAACCACTGGACACCGTTTGCCCATCCGCAAATCACACTACGCATCAAGGCTCCAATTTTTATCAGAGCACAACTCGGAAAACATCAAGTTGGTCTTGTTATGAACGAAGTGTCTCGTCGCTATGTCACAGACGAGCCGCAGTTCTACACTCCTGAATGGCGAGCAGCACCCACCGATGGAGCCAAACAAGGCAGCAGCAATTTTGTGGACGATGTGCCACTGGTTGCAGAGATGGACGAGATTTACAACCGTGTGGTGTTGGAAGCCCTTGACACATACAACCGCCTGTTGGCTCGTGGGGTTGCTCCTGAACAGGCTCGTGCAGTACTGCCACAGGGAACCTATACGGAATGGTGGTGGACAGGTTCGCTGTCTGCGTTTGCCCGTATCTACGCACAGCGGATTGACGCACACGCACAGTGGGAAGTGCAACAGTACGCCAAAGCAATTTCTGAAATCATTGCACCCCTGTATCCCCACTCGTGGAAGGCACTAACAGTACGCCCTACATAATAGGATGGAACAGTTCAAGCGATTCTCACAGTCTAAAGACTCGCAAGAGCCACAAAAGCCCCTGCCGTTTTCGGAGGGGCGTTACGGCTTTGGGTCGCAGTTTACCCTGACTCATCGCGTCAAGGGCACTAGTTACTCTATTGGTGACACCTTTACTTACATTTCCCAAACCCAAGCAGCCGCAAGTAATCCGTATATTTTGAAAATTGGTGACGGGCTTGGCGAGCATTGCTTTCTTGACCCACGCGGTCGTGCGGTGGTGCTGTCTGCGGACACAGGTGTAGTAGACACCCTGTTTGAGTATGTGCAGCCCACACCACAAACCGTGGTGTTGAGTGAGGGCGAAGAGTTTATCCCTCCACCGCCACCGCATGTGTACATTACAGAGGCACAGTTCAGCGAGTTCCGCAAGGGCTTGGCTACTGTGCTTTCAGAAATTGCAGGGCTTGTTCCACAAAAGGGAGACAGAGGCGACCGTGGTGAACGGGGCGAACGGGGTGAAAAGGGCGACCGTGGTGAAACAGGATGGAACGGGTGGCCAGGCGACAAGGGCGAACCTGGAAAAGACGGCAAAGACGGTGAGCGTGGCGAGAAAGGAGAACGCGGTGAACAAGGCGAACGCGGCGAGCAGGGCCCAAAGGGCGATACAGGCGACAAGGGCGAGCGTGGTGAAACGGGTGAGAAAGGCGACAAGGGCGACCGTGGCGAAAACGGTGCTCGCGGTGAACGGGGCGAAAAGGGTGCTAAAGGCGATAAGGGCGAACATGGAATTCCAGGGCTTGCAGGAAAAGACGGCAAAGACGGAAAAGACGGCAAGGCGGGTGCGGACGGTAAAGCGGGACGAGTGGGGGAGAGGGGACTAAAGGGCGACAAGGGCGACCGTGGTGAACAAGGCGAACGGGGCGAAAAGGGTGAACAAGGCGATAGCGGTTTACTAACTGCCAAGTTCCCACTAGTCTACGACCCAAGTGAAAAATCTGTAGCCATTGACGAGGCTCGCCTTGACCGTATTCTGAAAAAGATTTTGGGTGGTGGCAAGGTATCTCCACAAGACATGGGCTGGCTTGCGTCCACTGGTGGTGGTGGCAAGGTGGCTGTGTACCACGATGGGGTGAAAATCACACCCGATGTCCGTGGCATCAATTTCACAGGAAGTGGAGTCGCAACTGTTACCAAAGTTGGCGGCAAAGTCACAATAAACATATCTGGCGGTGGCGGCTCCACAGGAGCAACTGGCCCAACTGGTCCTGCGGGTGCAACTGGCTCACAAGGTCCACAAGGGGTAACAGGAGCATACGGATTCCAATACCTGTACACCGCTATTGGAACAGGCCCATCAGCCAACAGCGGCATTAGTTTTGGTTCTGGATATGTGTCAGGAAATCACTCAATATCTACACCACACGGTGGTTCAAATACCCTGTTCTTCTCTGGAACAGACTACCACGGAATAGACCGTTCAAATATTTTTGAACTCTTTATAAGTATTCCAGGTTCTGGAGTTGCGGCTTTCCGAGGTGTTCTGTATCTGCAAAGCATGGACAGAAATCTCATATCCGTGTATCGTACTGGAAGCATAGGCAGAATAGGTGCGTACAGCGGTGCAACAACTTGCTATTCGTTAACATGGTCGTCGGGAACTGACGGCTCTGCTACTGGTGGTGTACCCAACGAAGGCGAACGGTTTTCTGTGTTGTATGTGCCTGCGGGTGCACAGGGGGCAAAAGGCGACGCGGTTTCTAGTGTGGATGGTGGGCTTTTGACTGTTGCGGAATGACCTAAATACCGTAGAGGAAACCTATGGCTATTGAAATTTCACTAAAGAAAAGCACAGTAAATCCAACATCGGGGTCAGGACTCACTCTTGGTGAGCCAGTTTTCAACCACTCTAATAATACTTTTTGGATGGGCAAGGGCAGCGGAAACACTCCTGTTTGGGTGGGTGCGGGTGTTTGTGGTGCTTCTGCGGGGATTAACGCAGGACTGACCTATCAGATTCCCACACTTGGTGCGGTAAAAGATTATTTCTCTGCGGTGTCTTCGGGTTTCTTGGGAACCACTGCGTCTTATGTCAGCACCTTTAATGGGTTGACGGGTGCGATAGGCATAACAGCAGGAACAAATATCACCATTACACAGAGCGGAAACACATTTACTATTGCTTCATCGGGTGGTGATGTATCATCTGTATCGGGGTCTGGTAATGGAATACTAGTCTCTCCCACCACAGGTGCAGTTGTTGTTTCAAATACTGGTGTGCATTCTTTTAATGGACTGACTGGTGCGATTCAGGGTGTCTCGTCTTGGAACGGACAAACTGGTGCAATATCATTTGTAAATTATATTACATCATTCAACGGACTCACAGGTGCGGTTCAAGGTGTGTCTTCCGCAGCGGCAGGAACAGGTATCAGTATTAGTGCGGCTACTGGTGCGGTTACTATTACCAATATTGGTGTGCAGTCATTCAACGGATTAACAGGTGCAGTCACAGGTGTCACGGTGGGTGGAACCAACACCTTCACCGCACTGAACTCATTCAATTCAGGAATATCTTCAGCAGGCGGAACATTCAGTAGTCTTACCATATTCACAGCAGGAATTTCATCCGCAGGCGGCACATTCTCTGCTAACACAGTATTCTCATCAGGATTACAGACTGATTCTGTTTTATCCACTACAGGAGGAGTGGGTGGAACTCTGTATCTAAACTCCAGTGCAAACGGTGACGGCGCATACAGTATCACCTATATTGGTGATTGGGGCGGTGCAGGCAACGGAACAGCCATTACTGTTGATGACCAGAGTGGATTGATTACACTTAACCCATCCATTTCAACAACAAATATTGCAACAGGAACCGTCGTAGCGACTGGTAGCGTGGTAATTGGTGCTGCTGCTGCACTTATTGACACAACAAGCACCGCTTTGGTAACCACAGCCGCCAATCAAATTATTGCAAGCGTAGAGGTGTATGATGGTGGCGGTTTAGCAGACATCAACAGAAGCGTTGAGTTTTTTGTGCAGGCTTCACACTCTAGCGGATACGAAGCACTCAAAATAATTGCTATTCACGACGGAACCAACACCTACAACACCCAATACGGCTTGATTCGCTCGGGGTCAAGTCTGTGTTCTTCGTACACCACAACCATAGCAACTGTTGCAGGTGGGAGTAAAGTTCTGCGTTTGCGAGCAACACCAATCAACACCAACACCACATTCAAAGTTGTGGAAACTGTAATACCTGTGTAATAGGGGAATCCAATGGCTGACACAATTGTTCCATTCGTATCTGTAGGTGGCTACTCCACGGGTCTTACTGCGGAATTGATTATTGAAGAAGAGGGTGGTATACGAGTAAAAACCACCGAAGGTGCTACATTCACTGGTCTTGTCACCATGAGTGGAGGAGTTAGTGCTAGCGGTGCAACATTTTCTTCAAATATTTTTGCACCAAATCTAGTAAACAGTTTTAACGGCTCAACAGGTGCAGTTATTGGAGTTGGTTCCTTTAATGGTGCAACAGGCACAATAAAAAACCAAAGTGTATTCCTGCAAAGGCACGAGTCCCGCTCAGGCTCCACAGCACAAAGCGACTTTGTTGCGTTCACGGATTTTACAAGCAACAACTTTTCCTCGTCCATAGCACAAGGCGAATGGTTGGGTGCAAACGCGAACGGTGGTGCTTTCACAATAAGCACAACCAGCACTACCAGTTACGGATTTGATAAGTGTAATGGAGTAATAAACTTTATCACAGGAACAACTTCAAACACCACAGGATACGCAGGAGGTTTGTTGCACGCAAGCCTTTTACCTGGAATACCAACCCCAAGCGCTGGCTATATCACCAAGTACGAATTGGAGTGTCGGTTTATGACTGACACTGATGTAACATCCCAAACAACAGACACCCGAATAGGTTTTGCAGACACTTGGACAAATGTTATCCCAAATGATGGAATCTATTTCAACAGAGTTTACAATGGAACACTCAACGAAACCACATTTCAAGTAGTGTTTAGAAACGATGGAGCAGAAGAAAGAATTAATACAGGTGTTGCTTTTTCCACAAGCACCATATACAGAACTTATATGTGTGTGGAAAGAGATACTAGCGGAACCATTACCACTACTTGGGAAATTCTTAATGACACCACCGCTGGTGTTTCTGGCGGAACAGCAGCACCATCAAATTCTGCTAGGTATCCCACAGCCACTACAGACTACCTCAATCCAGGTTGCTTGATAGGAAAAACTGGTTCGGTTGCAACCGCAACTAGCAGACTGATTCGTGTGGATTATATTGGGGCAAGAATACGAAGACCACTAAACAGAGACATGAAACTGTTTGCATAAGGAAATAATCTATGGCAAACCCACGACCACTTTCTATTGTTAAAATAAAATCAGATATGCTGAATGATTTCAGAGTGGAGTCGTTCGGATTGCGTCCTGATGACCGTTTTGTGTATTACGGAGAAATTGCACAAGACCCCACTAGGTGTATTGTTGAAGGAATCTACTGTGGAAAGCGAGTTCCGTATCTTTTTGTGGACATGTTTGAAGAAGTAGACCCAACGGATTTTTAAAACTTAAACTAAAAATTCAAATTCATATTTGATTGCCTGTGACGCACTCGGTAGGGGCTAAATACTCTACCAACCCTAACAATGGAGGCACGAATGAGCAAGAGTCTTCCCACTCAGTACCAGTCTTTTATTCATCTTTCAAGATATTCTCGCTGGCTTGAAAGCGAAGGCAGACGCGAAACATGGGAAGAAACGGTTGACCGTTATTTCGCGTTCTTTGACGAGCACTGGAACGAGAAGGGTGTCAAGATTCCCAAGACCACTCGTGAAGAACTTCGTGAAGCGGTTCTGAATCTTGAAATCATGCCGTCCATGCGTTCTCTGATGACCGCAGGCGAAGCACTCCGTCGTGACAACACCGCAGGCTACAACTGCTCGTATGTGGCAGTCAACAAGGTTCGTGCGTTTGATGAAATCCTGTATGTGCTGATGTGCGGTACAGGTGTTGGCTTCTCCGTGGAGCGTCAGTATGTGGAGAAACTCCCCACCATTTCAGAGCAGTTCAGCAGCAGCGATACTGTAATTGTGGTCAAGGACTCCAAAGAGGGCTGGGCAAAGGCGTATCGTGAACTAGTGTCGCTGCTGATTGGTGGGCAGATTCCGTCGTGGGATTTGAGCAAGATTCGCCCTGCGGGTGCTCGTCTCAAGACTTTTGGTGGTCGTGCAAGTGGGCCTCGTCCGCTAGAGGAACTGTTCACTTTCACCGTAGACACATTCAAGCGAGCAGTAGGACGCAAACTCACCTCTATGGAGTGCCACGATATTATTTGCAAGGTTGCAGAGGTGGTGGTTGTGGGTGGTGTGCGTCGGTCTGCTCTTATCTCCTTGTCCAATCTCACAGACGAGCGTATGCGTAATGCCAAGAGTGGTGCGTGGTGGAACGAGAACCCACAGCGGGCACTAGCCAACAACAGTGTTGCGTACAAGGAGAAGCCCGAGATTGGTACATTCATGGAGGAGTGGCTGTCTCTGTACAACTCCAAGAGTGGCGAGCGTGGTATTTTTAATCGTGAAGCGTGTGAAAAGACTGTGTCTAAACTAGGCGACCGCCGTGATTCGTCTTACGAGTTTGGAACCAATCCGTGTTCAGAAATTATTCTACGCGACAAGGAGTTCTGCAATCTGAGCGAAGTAATTGTTCGCAAGGACGACACTCCTGAATCCCTGAAGCGTAAGGTTCGTCTTGCTGCTATTCTTGGCACATGGCAAGCGTCACTTACCCACTTCCCGTACCTGTCTAGTGAGTGGAAGAAGAACTGTGAAGAGGAAGCCCTGCTTGGTGTTTCGCTTACAGGTATTCTTGACAATCCACTTATGCGTAAGCAGGGAGAAACCCTGAACCGTTTGCTTGAAACCCTGAAGGGGGAAGCAGTGGCTACCAACAAGGAGTGGGCAAAGAAGATTGGCATCAATCCTGCGGCTGCTATTACTTGTGTAAAGCCAAGCGGAACGGTATCGCAGTTGACTGATTCTGCAAGCGGTATTCACGCACGACACAACGAGTACTACATTCGCACCGTTCGTGCTGACCGTAAAGACCCCCTGTGTCAGTTTATGATTGACAAGGGGTTCCCACACGAGCCGTGCAATATGCGTCCTGACCACACAATGGTGTTCTCGTTTCCCATGAAGGCTGTGGGTTCTGTTACCCGCAACGACATGACTGCTATTGAGCACCTTGAGTTGTGGCTTGCGTATCAGCGTCACTGGTGTGAACACAAGCCTAGCATCACCGTGACTGTGCGTGAGCACGAGTGGATGGAAGTGGGTGCGTGGGTGTACAAGCACTTTGACGAGATTAGCGGTATTTCGTTCCTGCCCCATTCTGACCACTCGTACAAGCAGGCTCCTTACCAAGACTGCACTGCGGAGCAGTACGAAGCAGCACTTGCGGCTATGCCTAAGGGCGTGGATTGGAGCGAGATGGTGAACTACGAAAAGGAAGACAAGACCGTTGGAAGTCAAACATTCTCATGCACAGGCGACAAGTGCGAGATTGTTGACTTGACTACTTAAACTCTAACTATAGGAAATAAAATGAAACAATACAAAGGAATCACCCTTTCTCACGAAACAAGCGTTTATGCAACACATCAACCTGCGTTGATATGGGCAATTGAAAATAGTAATGGAAATGTTTTGGAACTGGGAACAGGAGAATGCAGCACAGTTGTTCTCCACAATATACTACAAGGTAGTGGAAAAAAACTGGTATCTGTTGATGACAACCTTGAGTACATGAAAAAGTACACACATCTTAAAAATGAAGAACACCAATTTCATTTGATACCGAAAACTGTTCATCATTGGAAAGAAAAGATTGATGAATTTTCAAACACTAATTGGGGTGTTGTTTTCGTAGATCAAGGCGAAACCGAAGACATATTCCGACCATCCAGAAACTATTCTGTACAAAAACTAGTAGATGTTTGTGACTTTGTGGTTGCTCACGACGCTGACATTTTTCCTGAAATGATAAGCGACAAATACAATTCGTTTGTGTTCTTTCCAAAGTTTCTACCAGCACCAGATGGTCATCTCCGCTTTGGTCCACCCACTTATATTTTCTCCAAGAAACACGACCTAAAAAATATAAATATACTAGAAGACTGATACCCCGCAGGAGATAGCATCCCCCGCCCGACAACCCCCGTAACAGGGGGTTGTTTCTTTTAGAAATCCATACATTTTTATTTATGTAAACGGGCTAGATATTTGCATGCAGAGAGCAGGAGTTACATCTCTTCTGCTAGCCCTCTCACTACTCTTCGGGGCATGTGACGAGGCATCGGTGTCGGTATACGACACACCACAGGAATCTCCAGTAGGGAAATCCCTCACAACCCTCCCGTGGTTCATGGACGGATTTTCCCTACTGGACGAGCAAACAGAAGAACTTGCGGTGGGTGAATTAGTTACACGGGACGGCTGCGAAATAGGCAGTGCTGTCCTGATTGCACCGCGAGTAGTTCTTACCGCAGGGCATTGCCTAGAAAACGGTGATGTGACCCACTTCAAAGCAGGGTGTGAGTTGTATAAAATAGCAGACTACAAGTTGCACCCCAAGTTCAAGGTTGGCGACACTATTTTCATGGATGTGGCTGTTGCAGTACTGGAAAAGCCGTGCCCTGCCACACCCATTCCCCTGTTGAATCCTGACACCAATCGGTACACACGAGGCGAACCACTAACCGTGATTGGATTTGGTGGTGACTACAAACGCCGCAGCAAATGGGGTGAATTTGCGTATTACGGAACCCTGATTGAAGACCCCACATGCTTTAAAATGTACAGGCACGAAACCACTGTTTTCTTTGGAGACTCTGGTGGTGCGGTGATTGACGCAAACGGCATTCTGGTTGGAGTGGTGTCTTCTCTAGCCATTTGCGACAGCCGAGTGTTTGAGAACTCTGCCACCCGTTTAGATTTGGTTGCAGACTGGATACAAGCCACAGCACTAGACCTTTCTGGTGTGCCCATAAGGATAGCCCCATGAGTAGACTACAGAAAGCCCTAGTGTGTGGTATTAGTTTTTGCGTGGGTGTACTGCTTGCCCGAGCAATGGGGTTTTAAGCCCCGTCTTCAACAACAGCAGGAGTCTCTACAGGCTTTGCTGCTGCAAGTGCCTCATCCAAACGCTTCTGTAGTTCTGCCTTTTCCTTGAGAGCAATCTCTAGTTTGGCTTCGGCTAGAATTACATTGCTAGTCAGGGCGTGAACCCGCTTCTCTAGCAGAGGGATAAGCACGGTTTCATTGTAATTTTCTTGTGGCTGTGATGGTGTCATTGGAAACATTATTGAATCCTCCTTTCCTGTATTTAGGCTGGGTTCCCTAAATACCTGTATGGTGATAGCAGGAATTGATTATTCGCTTTGTGGCCCAGCCGTGTGTCTGTACAACAATCCAGACAACACGCTGCCGTGGAGCCACGAGTACTGCTCGTTCTATTTCCTGACCGAGAACAAGAAGCAATCAGAAATTCGCACCATGAATATTTACGGGGAGCGGCTGTCCGATTGGAACTCTGACCAACAGCGATACGAAACCATTGCAGACTGGGCAATTGATATAGTCATGGGCTGTTCACACATTGCACTTGAGGGCTACGCTTACTCTGCAAGTGGTCGGGTGTTCCACATTGCAGAGAACACAGGAATTCTGAAATATAAAATATACCACTTGGGTGTTCCACTCACAATTATTCCACCCACCGAAGTCAAGAAATTTGCGGCAGGCAAGGGCAACGCAGACAAAACCCAAATGTACGATGCGTTTGTGTGGGAAACAGGAATGCACCTGAAAGCAGTACTAGCCCCCAACCGTAAGGAAGTGGCTAGCCCTGTTTCAGATATTGTGGACTCGTACTATATCTGCAAGAAGATGTGGGAAACACTTCGTGCAGGCGGAACCGAAGATTAAGCGTCAGGCTTGTTGTCTTTAGGCTTGGAGTGGACTTCCCGCTGCTTGTCAATGTCTTCATTTTCAAGAGCATTGATGGACGGGCGAACCCATTCTTTCCATGCCCACGCAAACAGCAGGGCAACAATAGGAAGATACCACAGCACCCATCCCCACGACGCACCGCTGCCTCCGTGAGCAATGTCCCAATCCAACCGTTTCATTATTATACTGTCGCCCGATGTGTCAGGCACAATTTTTGGAGCGGTGTCACACGCAGCCAATAGACCCAAAGCAATCAGATAAAACTTTTTCATGGGTGCTCCTTATGATTTGTTGGACGCAGTAGCGGAGCCAAAATAGAAACCTATGATGCTCAAAAGAATTTGACGATTTTCTGATGTGAATAGGTAGCCGTTAATTTCCACAAAGAACTTTTTGGTGCTTTGTGGAATCAGCCCAAACAACCCTTCAGGAGTTGTGGAGTCCACTTCCACAAAAGTGGGAAGCCCAAAAAACGGCAGAATAAACGGAGCCAACAAGGTAGCAAACAGAATAGCCAGCACTATAATCTGACGCACACTCTTGCCAATATCAATAGGAACTCGTTGTGCTGCTTTGTCTTGGTTTTCTGTGGTTTGCTTGTTGGCAGTCAGCAGACGCTCAAACAGTTCTTTTTGGTCTTGCGACTTTTGCGCCATGTAGCGGAACAGAAAGCCTGCGGCTCCACCGCCAACCAATGATAGTAGTTCAGGTGTAAATGGCATACTCACTCCTTGTCTAAAGTGTTGTGTTCAATCACTCTATTATTTAGTAGTTTAGCAGTCTTCCTCTTTAAAATATTAAACCGCTTTTTAGCAGGAACAGGGGGGATATCGCTGCCTAAACCTGCAATTTTTCCACCGCCAACAGTGTTGGTAGGGGCTGATGTGGGCAAGCCTGTGCCGCCGCCTTCTTGCTCTGTGAATGCCGCGAATCGTTTCAGTTTACGGTGTGCCATTTGTCTGCTGTCCTCCAAACACTATAAAGTGTATTCGTTGAGTTCTGCCTCGCTGGTAGTGAACAGCCTGTGGAGTAAAATTGCAGTTTCTATTGAATGCCACAAAATTTGTTAGTTGTAGTGTTTGCGATGAACCACCCGCGACTGCTGTTCCGTCAGTTGTGGACGCAACTCCGCTAATAATGTATTTGTCACCGTTTTGGTTTCCTGAAACATCATATTTCATTGTGTGATACGAGTGAACATTTTGCGTGTGACCAACTCGGTAGTCGTAGAAACTGGTGTAATATGCGTCTTGTAGGTCGGTGGTTACTCCTGCACGGTTTCTTTGCACTTTAAGTCTGTACCAATACGAACCATTAGTAATCAAGGAGTCCCACTTCAGGTAGATGCTGCTTGATGTACTGGTTGTGGTGTGCTCCTTCAAAATTTTGTAAGTGGCATCACCTGCAAATGTAGTACCAACAGTAGTGTCCACAGAGATGTAGTTTGATGGGGGTACTTGACGCAAACAAGTAATTGTGAACCCGTCTCTTGTTTTTTGTGATTCAGCGGTGCTTTCGTTTCTCAAAATATTCATAGTGTATTCGTCTGTTGGTGGAATGGAGCCGTCAAGCCCAACACCACTTTCTGGAAGATGTACACTTTCCTGTTCTGTGCCTGTAATCACACAGTACGCATTGCTTGACAACCTTTCGGTGAAAAGCACATCAAATACAGAATTGCTTCGTGCTCCCACACTGGCAACCCCGTAAGAATTTTCCAAATAAGCAGACACAGGGGTAGACCCACCTGAGTTTGAAGGAATCACAATGGTTCCCCATGCTGTGGCTTCGCCTCTGTTTCCGATGCCTGTCACCGCAGACGGGTAGGTGTTGCCTGCCAAGCGAGCGTAGGTGGTTCCTGCCACGGCTGCACCTGTTGGTGTGTACTCACCAAACACTGTTCCCTGTTCTAGTTGTGCTCCCCATATGAGTATGCCGCTGCCTGATACTCCTGCACTGGATGGGCCGTATTGCGAATTGACTGTTGAACCTGGATTTGGTGCAAAACCAAAAGAATGGGTTCCAGTGGTTAATGTGGTTGGCGTTCTGTAACTAACCACCACTCTCCACCATCCGTTTCCATACGGAATAGTTTTTGCAGACAGATTTGAGGCATTCTGTGTAATATTGCCATTGGTCAAATCAACAACGAACTGACCAAATGAGCCGTATTTAAAATCAGTAACAGTAAGATACTGCCTTTCTGCTGCTTTTGCAAAAATACTAACGGTGTAATTACCGTTTCCACAAGTTGAACCTATTGGAGTAGCAATGGTTCGTATGGATTTGTAATAAAATCCGCTGCTTGGTGTGGACGACGGGTCTGATGGGTCAAGTTCGTGGAGTTTCATAGCCGTGGTTGTGCCGTTTGGTGCAGTGTAACCACCAGCCGATATGCCTATTCTTGATTTTGTCCAATACGCATTGGTGAATGTTTCACTGTGTTTGAAAAGATTTTGGCGGCTACCAACACCGAATCCGTTGGTTCCTGGATGGGTGTCTATAAGCAGGTCTTGGTTGCCGTAAACAGGAGCCGTGGCTGTGGTTTTAATATACGGAGTGACTACTGTTCCTTCTTCTAGTTGAGAACCCCATATGTAAAAGTTTTTATTCGCTGTCCCTTCTATATTGGTAATGAGTGGAACAGATTGACCCGTTGTTGTTGGGATGTATGTCAAAATGCAACGCTTCCATCCGTCTCCAACATCAACCATTCGTCCACTACAGGTTGCTCCGTTGCTAAACGGTGTACTGTTAGGATACAGCGTAACCGCTGATGTAGACAAGTTGTAGTTAAAACCAAAATTATTACCTACCCCACCACACATTACGGTTGCTGTTAGTCCACTTCCTGCTCGGGCGTACACAGAGAATGTGTATGTTTTTCTGTGTATTCCGTCTTTGGTTGCTATCTGTGCAACATAGTTTCCGCTTGGATTTGATGCGTTGCTGTTGTAGTTGGTTGCACTTGCACCGCTAAAAGGAGCCAATACGGTTGAAGACTTGCTGATACTGCCAGCCACAGAAGCCCCATTATTAGCCCATAGATTAAAATCTTCACTCCACTTCAGCAGATTCGCAACCGATGTTTTGTTTGTATCACTATCACTACGCAGACAGAAAAACGCAGCGTTGATTTTTGCCTTGACTGTATTGCTTAAATCCACAGCAGAAGTAGGAATACTTATATCTTGAGGGGTAAAACCAATACTAACAATATCACAAGACGCACTAGCACCACTAGCAGTTACACCCGAGTTTCCAGTCGTGCCGTGAACCATTGCTACACCGTAACCTGATGATGCGTTTCCTAGTTCATTCTGCACCAATCCAACATACGCACCACTAGCAAATCTTTCAGGGTTTGTGAATGACACGCGATACACACCTGTCTGAACTCGGGAAACAGAACCAACGCCATGAGAGTCTAAAAGAATTGGTGGGTTTCCGCCATCAATCTCAAACACACACCACGCATCAGCAGCGGGTCTAGACAGAGCAGCGTTTCCAAAAGTTCCACGAACACTTGTCATAGCACCACCACCTGTAGTTGATATGTTGCACTTGCAACGGTGCGATTTAGTATTTCACCGTAATCTGGTCTGTTTAGTATATTTGTCAAAAAAGTATCGGTTGCTCTTAACTGCATTCCAAATCTAACCCAAAAACCGTTCACTGTTTTAGGGTATTGGCTTGTATTTAAGGCGTGGGCAAAAAATGCTCTACCGCTTTCAGAGTACAGAGTATTGTTGCTCACGGTTCGTGGTTGCACAAATATTTTATAGTTTTTGGTGGGCATGGGAGTAACAAATTTAAACGGAATGGCTCCTGTGCTTATTCCCTGTTGACTTGAGGTTGTTGCTGCTACCTGTGCACTATAAGCAGCGTCATCAAAAGTCAGGTTATATCCGTTTATAAAATTTGAAACCGATGGACCTGCAAGAGTTCCATTAAATCCAATCAGACACCACGCCTTGATGGACTGACCACCAGCGAAGAATGCTGTGACCGCACTATTGGGCATTATAGCCTCCTTAAAACCTCTCCAAGCCGTCCGTCCATCGAAACGGTGTCTACGGGGGTATCGTCCAATACCATCCCTTCTCCTATGTAGTTCAGATACAGAAGAGCGGTTTTCAGGGACGGGTGCAAGTCAGGTTCTAATTTGAAAAATAGCATACGAGCCGCACCCAGTGGGGTAAACACATTTCCTAATACAGTCAGGTGGTTCAGCAGCAGGATGGGACGAAGCCGACCACTACGCTTGTATTTTTTAAGTAACCGTTTCACATATTTGATACGATTCAGGTCTTCGTTGAACTCACCCATGCCCTCACATTGGGGGTTGGTGTACCGTCCCATTGCATACAGAAGAAAGTTATCGCGGTTGAGTGTCTTGAAATCCATGACGAAAACGGGTTGTTACTTTTTCAGGGCTTGCTTTTTCTTGAACTTGTTCTGCTTTTCTTTGGGTGATAGGTCGGTGTCAGCCACATTGTCTCCTGGACCAGGCTGTTGCAGTTCAAGACTCTGCCCAATAAAGATGTCCTCAAACACTAACGGCTTGTTTGGGCGAAGACGGATGTACTCCCAAAAGCCTTTCATCCTTCGTACTTGCGGATGGGGCGAGCCGAACCAACCTTTTTGCCGTCCTGCACCTTTTGAGTCAGGATGGTTTTCTTGGGCTTGCTGCGAACAGCATCACGGTTGTCTACTAGTTTGTCCAAGCGAGGAGTCCACTGCTTAGTCTTGGCTTCAGCCATAGGCTTTTTCTTCTTGGCACGAAGCAGAGCAAAATCCTGTGAGTCAAGACGCTTGTTCTTGTTTAGGTCAAGTTTCTTCTGACCGCCAACCAGTTCTTCCTTTACGGTCTTCTTGCCAAACACCTTGCCGAATGTGCCTCTGTTCTTTGCAACCACAGCCTTTACTTCGGCTTCCTTGTCGAAAGTGCCGCTTTCAATACGCTTCTTTCGCTTGTCTAGAACCTTGTCACGCATCTTGAAGTACGCATCACCAAGACGCTTCTTGTTTTCAGGGTTCAGAACACCGCGAGAGCCGATTCGTGCCTTGTCGTAGGCTTTGCCAAGACGCTCTAGTTTGGCTTGCCCTGCTTCGTCAATCTGCTCAATCTCTTCCTTCGTCATACGCCTCACGGCTTTACCAACACCAGCGTGGCGTTGTCTTATTTTAGCCCTAGTTTTATCAAATTCTTGGTACTGTGAATTTCTTCCATAAAATTCAGCATCAGAACTGAGGTCTTCAATATCCTTTGCAGCCTTCTTGACATATGAGCCAAGAATCTTCTTGCTCAACTCGTCAATCTGCTCAATCTCTTCCTTCACGGGACTCCACTTACGCTTTGCTACGACCTTGCCACCCTTGCCGTAGAGTTTGGTTTCATCTTTCTTTTCTTTAGCGTATTGAGCAATCAACTTTGCCCGTGCATCTTGTGCCGCTTTATGACTTGCTTCTGCTTTTTTGTATTTCTTACTGCCGTCTGCCGCATTCCACCAGTCCTCACTCGCTCTGTTTTCCTTCTTTGAAGCAGCGGCTATCTTTGCCTTCATCTCTGTCTTGCGTTCAGCAGTCTGTACATCTTCCTTGACAGACTTCTTGGCTTTGGAAACGCGGTACAAGGTATCGCCTTCACCGTGCTGAACGCTTACCTTCTTGCCACTTGCACGAATGGCATTCAGGTCGGCTTTAGTCTTTTTGAGAGACTTCCACTCTTCTGAAACCTCAACCTCTTCCTTGACACCAGTACTCCACTTCTTTGCCATTTTTTTGTTTCCACTTCTAAAGTAGCGAACCTCACCATATTTGTTCTTTGCACCTATCCTGTGTTGACCAAAACTGTCCGTTTTGGTTTTCCATATGTCTCCTGGCTTTTTGGAGTCTATCAACTTGTTCTTCCGCTCACCAGCAGGGCTTGCAGGATAAAACACACGCTTTGGCATTGCTGCCAGTTCTTTGTCTGTGTATCCACCTGCTCCATGCAGTTTGTTCTTGACTCGTTGAACAGTATCACGAATTATACCTTCCTCAATCTCAACCTCTTCCTTGACACCAGTAGCCCGCTTGATGCCCTTCACGGCATTGGCTTGCTGTGGGCCAGTTAGTTGCTTGCTATGCTTGTGTCCACTCAGCATGGACGACAGTTGCGAGCCACGCTTGGCAACATATGCGTCCTTTGTGCCCTTGCTCAACTCGTCAATCTGCTCAATCTCTTCCTTGACCTCGTGACGGCTACCACGCTTTACAAGTTTGCCACCGCGACCGTAGGTGCGGGGTGACTCTTCTTCTTTTCGTGAACGCTTGAGTAGACGGAGTGAAGCAGCGTCGTGCTTGGTTTCTAGTTTTTCACCACGCTTTGCCGCCTTGCCTGTCTTCGTCATTCTAGCGGAGTATCCACGCTGTGCAATGTCTTCGTGCTTCTCTATTTTTCTGGCAAGTTCGCGTTCACGAGCAGGAGTTTGGTAGTCTTCATCAATTTCGGTTTCTTCCTTCACCGACTCTACGCTTTCTGCAACGGCTACTGATGGGGTGAGTTTAGCAGTCACCACATACAGCGATTCAGGGGTGAGTTCCACATCCACATGGAGATTCAGTTCGGTGTATCCGCCTGTGGGGTTAGCCTTGCCGTCAAAACGAATCTCGCCTGTTTTTGCGTCGTAGCCGTCAACGCGACCAAACTGCACCACAGGAATATCGTAGGAACCAACGCCACCGTCCCACGAACGGGGAGTCCACGGGAAGTCTAGTTGCACCACATTTAGACGCACCTTCATCTTGAGGAACGCTTCGTTAGGGTCAAGGTATGTGCCCTTGCCGATGGTGGCAAGCATGGCATTGATGCCTGCAAGAGCACCCGCAGACTGTAGGTGATGCAGACCCGCACCGTCCTTGTGTGCAGAGCGGTTGCCGTAACCTGTGAGAACTTCCGAGTACTCGCTCTCGTTTAGAGCCGAACGGAACGCCTTGAATGATTTGTTTTCGTGCATATGTTTTGCCTTTGAAATTTCAATTGCTGCTAGTTGCTTTTGTGCCTTTTGCTTGCTGCCGTGTGTTCCCAATACTTTAGTGCCTGCCTTGTTGGTTACTACAAACTTGTTGCCTTGCTTCTTAATCATTTTTTCGTCTTCAACTTCTTGGTGTATGCGGGGAGTGTCATCATTTCGGAGAAAGACATACCAGTCAACTTCTTGAAAGCAATTTTAGACATTTGACCGTCAATCACTTTCTGCATAGCCGACAGAATCATAGCCTTACGCTTTTTAGCGTCTGCCTTGAGTCCTGCTTGAACACCAGCCTGTGCCTCGCGGGAGGTTTCAAAACCACCACCCCAATCGGCTTCATCAATCTGATGGGCTTCTTTTTGGAGACGGTTGAGTGCACGACCGATTCCAATTTCACGCTTGATGTATTTTTTGTTTTGGTGGTACTCACCCTTTGCTGCCTTGTTTCCACTTTCCCATTCGTGAGTGCCTTGACTTCTGTGTGCACCCTTAACATATGAAGCAAGTGTCTTCTTGCTCAACTCGTCAATCTGATGGGCTTCTTTTAGGTTAATCTCGTCTGCGTAGTGGTCTAGCAGTTCTTTGGCAACTCGGTGCTTTTGTTCCTTGGTTAGACGCAACTTGCTGCCTGTCTTGGCGTATTCTTTGATTGCGTCTTCTACTGCGTAAACAAATCCCTTAATCGCTAGTTCAGGGTTGTACTTGCCCTTGCCTAGTTTACGCTGGTAGTTCTTGATGATGGGAGTAATGCGTGAGCGGTAGATGCTCTCGGTGTTCACAGCGGTTAGATAAATCTCACGCTCTTCAGGTGTCATCTGTCCTGCGGCTGCTGCTTCGTGGATATCGCCAACAAAATCAAAGAAACTCTTGCCTTCGCTTACGCTTTTCCATCCACCGCCCTTGGAGTTGTACCACTTTACTGCCCAACCGTTTGCGTAAGCAGACGGATACACCTTGAACTTGCTCTTGGCAGCAGACTTGGCTTGCGACCACAGCGACGGATTGGTGGGCTTGTTGGCTTCAAGAATCTCTTGTGCGTCTTCGTGGAGTCCGCAGAGTGCAATACTTTCTTCGCAACCCCAATCAAAACCTTCTTCCACAGTTTCCTTGCCCATAGTGTACTTGAAAGCGTTGAACAAGGACGGGCTACCTGTAATCTTCTTTACCATTGAGTCCAACATGTTAATCATCATTTCACGGTACACTTTGCCCATGCTCATGCTCTTCATGTTGCTCTTGGACTTGAGAGCCTTGCGAGCAGCAGTTATTTGCTCTTTGTCCACCAAGCCACTACGGAGGAGAGCAGTTGTGCGGTCGCTTTCGATACCTTCTCCCAACTTTTGGCTAGTAGCAGCAACGGTTTCTGAAGCATCGGTGGCTCCTTTGGTTTTGGATAGAGACGAGCGTAGTGCGGTGTACAGTACACGATTCTTTAGAATGGTGTCCACTACATCCACTAGGATTTCCTGCATGAGTGTGCGGTACGCAGGACTGCGGGCGTAACGCTCGGGGTCAGAGAACAGAGTCATAGCCCGACGCACATTGTTCTGTGAAACCAGACCAAGACGCAACAGGGCTTGTAGTTTAGATTTGATAGCGGTGTCCATGCAGTGGGTTCCTTGAAAACTGGGTTTTCTATATTTAGGTTATTTTTTCCTCTTACATGGAGCGGACAGGGCCATAAACCGACCGCCCGTTCATAATTTTGTATATTTGAATCTTGCCGTTGCGAAGGGTAACATACACCTCTTCACCGTAGCGAATGGCTTGAACAGCATCGCCGTCACCGAAAGTTTGGTACGGTTGGGTGCACGAGCCAATATAAAAATTAACCCGTCCGTTCTTTACGGCTACCCATGTGTCTTCGGCTGTGCCTCGTGGGTTTCGTGGGCAAGCGGCTTCACCCAAGTTTTTGTGGCTAGTCATGGTGGGCTTGTTGCCCTTGCCTGCCTTGGGTGTCTTGCCTTCGGCTCGTCGCTTTTGACGCACTGCGGCTTTGCGTTCCTTGGGTGACATCTCGCCCACAGTTTCAGGAGTCTTGCCTACGCGGTGCAGCGGACGGCATTTGGGATACGGGCCTTTGCTGTCTGCACTCTTGCGACCGCACGGTGGATACTGCCCTGTCTTGGGGTCTTTCTTGCCACCAATATTGACCCATTTTTGCTTGAACCAGTCACCCAAGTCTTCGTCAATCTTGCACGGGGGTGTTGGAAACTTGGTACTATGCTTGGAAAATCCACCTGTCTCGCCGGGAGTGGGTGGACGACGCTTGTACTTGTCGCTTTCAATCAGGTTGGCAGCAGCGGTGTGGTATAGTTCTGTAAAGTCAAAGTCTTCTTTGAGTTTTACACGCATACCACGCTTGAGTTCATCAAACAGTTTCACCACATCGTCACGCCCCGCAGCAGACGGCATTCCACGAGCAAAAGACTTTTTATCGTCTTCGGCAACTGCTGCTCGCATCTTACTGGCACTCATGCCTTGTACACCTGTGGCTTTGGCATCACGCTTTCCTGCCATCACAAAATCGTATCGTTTTAGTTTTAGTCGGTGCTTGGGGTCAGGGTGCTTTATGAGTTTGCGAATGTTGGAATCGTCGTAGTCTTCTCTGCGGTCTTCGCCACCCACAAACACCACATGCTCGTACCCCATGTCTGCCAGTTTATACAACAGGTCAAACGGGGTCTTTATGTCTTCCGAATTTATGAAGTGTACTCCTGGAAATAGGCGTTTCAACCAATAGTACTTACGAGATGGTGACAGTGGATTCTTCTTGGGGTCGTGACTGCGACTGAAACCAATCGCGTGGTCGGCTCCCATTCGTTTCGCTGTGTCTACCACCTTGTTGAAAAGGAGTTGGTGTCCCGAAGTTGGTGGCTGAAAACGACCGAAAGCAACCACTATGGTTTTGCTTCGTCGTGTATCTTTTACAGATTTAGCCACTTTGGATCACCTCCCGTAATGCACTCGCGGTACACCAACTCTTTACTGTTTCCACGATTTAGAAATCGTGAAGTTTGCCTTTGAGAACTCAATACGGTCAACTAATTTTACCGCATCGTTACTCAACCTGTCTATTGCAACAAATCCTTCGGGAACCGTTGCAACATATTTGTCACCCTTTTGCACAAATGTTCCAAACTCTGTGCTCAAGGTTCCTAGTTTGCCTAGCACATACTTCTTGATCTGTGCTACACGATTATGTAGTGCAAACAACCGATTGATTTGGTTGCGGTTGGCACGAATATAATCCAATGTAGGGGTAGGTGTTTTGGCAGCAATCTTGCTTTTGCGTTCTTTTCGCTTGGCATCAATCTTTGCAGACAGGAACGACAGCAGTTCATTAGCGTCTCCCAACTCACGCCCTGTGCGGATGATGCCATTGAAATACATTTTAATTTCTGCAACCACTGCGGTATTTTTGGCTAGCCCGTTCATTACACTTCGTAGTGCAATGCCCTCACGAATAATATCGTCTATTTGTGTGTTGATGTGTCCAATGTCTTTGGCAGTAAACAAACCATCACCACGAGAAAATCGGTAGGTGGCATTGTCGTACCACACTGCTCGGCTTTTGGCTAATCCGTCTAGTGATGGATTGAACTTTACCACACGCAGGTCTGTCATGCTGTTGCCACCGTACTCTGTATGAAACACAATTCCAATTTTAGCCGCACCGATTCGTGTACCCAAATGGGACTTGGGGTCAACTGCGTATTTAATGGTGTTGGGTTGGAATGTAATGTATCGCTTGCCGTCAATGGTTTCGTTACGGCGAGTCTCGCTGTCGAACAGGAGGTCGCCTTGCAGAATGGTGCTGATGCGGAGTGTCTTGAAGTACTTAAGTGCTAGTTTAAGTTTGGCATTCAACCCTTCAGCGGGATGGTTGCGGTCAATGTCTTCGGGTGTGTAGTTTATTTTAGGTGTAGCGTTAAACACACTCTTTGTGCCCACGAAGAACTTGCCGTTTTCGGGATTCACGCCCACAATAACCGCAGGAGCACCGTCCCACTTTACAGAAATATCGTAGGGCACGGTGTCGTTGCCGTATAGCGACTGCACCACGCCACGCAGAGAGTTCATAGCCTTGGAAAAGCCTGCAAACCCGCTGTTGAAGATTTCGTCTTCAAGGTGTTCCAAGTGCACATTCTTGCCCCCTGTGCTCTTGAGGGATTCCGCTAGAAAGGGAATAAATGAATTCATGGGGTTCACCCCATTATTTAGGCGACAGAAACCTGTTCAGACCGCCACAGGGCTATGGCATCCACGAGGGGTTCCACCCAATCACGGGTGTGGGCTTCAAACACTTGGCACTCGCCTGTGCTGGCTACACCCATGATAATTGTAATATTGTCTACTCGTTGCCCTGTCAGGTCTTGCCACATAAGGGCGTATGCAGCACCCTGTGTAAAATAATCGCTGATTGCGTCTTCGCTCTTGGGATTCTTGGAAGTCTTGAAGTCAACCACAGACAGATTACCGTTGTATTCTGCAATACAGTCGGTGCGACCTGCAAGCCCAATTTTCTTTGACCACAGGGGCACTTCAATGGCACGAATATTGTCAATACAGTCCAAGTACGGTTGCATGGTGTGGAACATGTCCAACTCTTCGGTTCCTGCTGCTTCGGTAAGAGTGGACTCCACTCGGTTTTGCAGGTAGTCTTCTATGATGGCATGAACCCGTGTGCCACGAGCCAAAATGCGGCGTGATTCTTCAGGGTTGTCACGCCGCCACTTGGCAAAAAACGCTCGCTTTGCCCATCCTGTAACTGTAGTGACAGACGGAAACACACCATCAGGTGTGGTGTAACGGCGGCTACCGTTTTCTTCCTTTGCACTTATTTCGCCGCTGATATCAACGAACGCATGACGAAAAGTTTTCATGGCTTACTCGTTGTCGGCAGGAGCCTCGTCAACCGCTTCCACTTCAGGTGTAGCCTTGGGCTTTTCAGGAAGTGGAGTTTGGTTTCGTTCCATCCACCGTTTGGCAGCGGCAAATTCAGGCTTGCTTTGTTGCTGCTGCATCCACAGTAGCATGTCTCTCATGTTTGGCATAGTATTCTCCTAGTAGTATGTAGACTGGTTTACACTAAAATATTTAACATTACGCTTACTTTGAATACTTTAGGGCTTCCTCGTAAGTGTCTAGTAATTCTTGAGATATTTTTGCGTACTGTGCTGCTCCGTTTGCAAACGCTTCGGTCACAGCCTGTGTAAATTTGTTCCTGCTGCCAAAAAGGACGATTGCTGGTAGACAGACTCCAGCCACGACCTCACGCACATACGCTGTTTTCGCATCAAACGAATACGCCGCAACCTCTTGCTTCGCTGCCAATTCTGCCAACACTTCTCTAAACCCTTTTGCGTATTCGCCTGTGGCATCTACGGTTTCCTTTCCGTGTTCAAGAATGGTTCGTGTTGCGTGTACACAAACTGTCTGAATGCTGTGGTCGCTTTCTTCTTTAATACTGATAAACTCTAGTGGTTTGAGTGCCCGTCTAAATTTAGATAGCACTGCATATCTGTCAAATATCTGCAACTCTTCGTCCAGCGAACGCACAAGCGAGTAGTTGCTCATGGCTTCTGCAAGTGAATATATTCGTGAAAACACTTTCCCGTCGTCAAACGGGCGAGTGTACAGAGTGGTTTCGTCCCGTGTGGTGTAGCGATACAGAGAGTTGTTGAAAAACGGAGTGTACCGCAGTTCTGCGTTTCCTGTGGTTAGCCACATCACGGGCGGTGTGTACCGTTCAATCAGGCTTTCAACTATTGCGTTGGTGATGCGTGGCTCGTTGCCGTGCTGTTCGCGTATCCGCAGGGTCAGAGGATTTGCACCACTATCAGACACCCAAAACTCCACAATGTTTTCGTGCCCACGAGATACTGCTCTAATCGTTCCGCCGTTGCCGTTTTTATCACATTGAATCATGGTGTATATCTCACTTTACTTTCGCTTGCGGGGACGCAAGCCGAACGACAACCGCTTACGCATAGACAGTTTACGCTTTCTTTTAGCCACACCACGCTTGGAACGAGCCTTGCGAGCCGAACGCTTGGAGCGTAATTTCATCTTGCGGAGTTGTGAACCTGGGCGACGAACACACAGGCGAGGGCCTCGTTTCATCATGCCTGGCCCGCACTTGAAAATGATTCGCTTTTTGCCGCGACGAACCACAATCTTGCGTTTAGCAGAAGCCTCGTTAATCATCTCGGTTTCTACTTCAACCGATTCTTCCACTTCATCAGCCTCTTCGGCTTCTATTTCCACTTCAATATCGGCTTCTTCCACAGGGTCAAGAATCTCAATCACTCCGTCCTTTTCTTCCCAATCAATACCTTC